TAGTGCCTTCGTGCCTTTTGACATGGCCGAAGTGACCATTGCTTCACTGATGACCGTGCAAATGGTTTCGGCCACCCGTGCTTGAAGGTTGCGAACGAAGGGTGAAAGAGTTTGAACAACCGATGCTTTGATGTACTGGCCAGAGATTACCGATGCTTCAACAATCGCGTTGCGTGCCTCACGTGCAGCCGGTCCACTGCCTTGAATATCCGGCACTAGGTGTGCAACCGAATCGACACCACGTGTGGAGGCTATCAGCAAAAGAGTGTCAATAAACTGGTGTATTTCCTCCACTGCTCTTTCTTCAAGCACCTTCATAGTGGCGTCACGCACACAGGTTTTGATGTCTTCTACTGCGGTAGACCGGACATACCCGGCGTTAATCTCATTCGTAGTTTTCCGAATGGATTGCAAAATGTTATTGGTAACGTTTTTCATCGCTCTAATTTCCTCCGTGTGGAAATTGACTACAAAACAATTATACCACTTCCCGCAAAGGGTTATTGTAGACGTTTGGTCCGTGGTATGTCATAAAACGCGGGTTTGCCTGATGCCACTGTGCCATAGTCCGGCCTTTGTTGGTCAAACTGAAAAGACCATCTTTCTCTAACACAATACCAACTGAAAGACAGGTGTTGAGACAACTACGCACCGTTTGTAAATCTTGGTTTGCAGTGCGTGCGATGTCTTCGGCTTTACAGGTGCCAGTGAAAAGAGACAGCAAGCAAATGCGCCGAATACCGCTGTTATTTACCTGCCGGTGTCGTGGCCGTGATTCAACATGGATGCCGGGTAATGCAGCACCATTTTTTGCAATCGTCAAAATTTTGTCGATTGCGTCTAATTCAGCCGCGATTTCAGCTTTTCGTTTTTCAAGTGTTTCAACGTCGATACCTACAACTTTCATACGTTTTTCCTCCGTGTGGATTTTGTGGTGTCCATCACCACAACAATTATAGTCAAGACAATTACATCTGATACCGTGCCCACATTTGGAGCACATGATTTTTCCTCCTATCCTAACAAATTCGCTACAAACTGCCGGACACGTTCACCGAAAGTAACCGGAAGGTCATTCACCCGGCCACCACCCGGTAATCGAAGCTGATTTGATGGTGCTGCACCTTGACTTGTGGAAGGTGCAAAATTGATGCCACCACCCGTTGTTAACGTGAGTGGTGGTGCAGGTGCGCCGTGCATGTCAATACTTGCGGGTGCCGGTGTAACTGGTGACGGGTTCGCATTTTGTGTTGCAATCGTTTCCGGTGCATGTGCAGCCGGTGGATTATAAACGGAGGCAACAAACGATTGTGGGGTGGTAGTGACGTTGCCACTACCCAATTCAGCAGCCTGAAAAGAAGCACTTTGTTTTGATAGCCAGTCGGGATTGATGTAATTTTTATTTCCCGGTTTTTGACCTTCCGCAATTTGTGCGTCAATTTGTTGCTGCCATGCTGTTGTGTCAATTACTGCACGCATGATGTTAACCTTTCACCGTGAGTACAAAATACCTGAGTTTTCCATTCACCCTTTTTTCCCGAATGAATCCACCCACTTCTTTTTCTTTTGCCACAGCAGCGTCTTTAGTTTCAAAACTGCCATGAAAATCAAACTTTTTACCCTTGCCCGCCATGTTGGTTTTTCTCCGTTCTGTTTTGCAGCAGCAATGAACACGTCGATTAATCGTGCCCTTTCTGCATCGGTGAGAATGTTGGAAGGAATACCCAAACTGAAAAGCGGTGGACCGTCACCGAATGCAGCATTTGCATCAATCATTTCGCTTGGGTGGTGCCGGGTGCGTGGCATACGTGCACGCCGATGTGCTTTCCATTTAGAATTGCGTTTCATTCCGCGATGTGGTGTCTGTGTGCTCATGGTAGTAATACCTCAAATGTTTTTTGTAAGCAGAATACGAAAAGAGTTAAAACCACAACCCAGATAACAGCGTTCAATAAAAAGTCGAATAGTTGTAGCCACCCGAATTTTTTGTAATATGAGTTTTGGTTCTGTAATGATTCCGAGGGAGTTTTGGCAGATGACCCATTGGCCACGCCATTGATAGAGATACGGTTCTGCGAGTCGTGGTGCACGATATTCGCCGGTTGTTTGGTACATGTTACCACCCAAGCAAGAGGATAGCAAGGGCAAGAGTGGACCCGGCCACCAGCATGATAGCCAATTGAAACACCGGCACCCACCCACCACGAAGCGAGAATGTAACGCGTTCATGGAAATTGGTTTCAGATTTCGGTTGCCAAATAAAAGACATAACGTTTTTGCCTCCAAAAACAGTATACCATTTTCGGAGGCAAAAAGCACACTATCGTTAGTTAACGTTGTAACCGGAAATACTCACGGATTCTATGAGATTCGTTAATAGCGCTTGAAATTCAAGTGTCATGGCTGTATTCGTGGTGCCCACTAGATTCAAACCACACACTGAAAATGGTGCAACGTTTTGGCCGGTCACCGCGCTAATGGCCGTTTGGTAGGTCCAAATCACGGTACCGGCACCCGTAGCACCATCACGCACGTTTACAGCTAGTGCAGTTAAGGCCGGTGCTGTGGTAGATGCAGCCGAAAATGCAATGCAGTCCACAACGTGCCGGACAGATGCTTCAGCAGCAATTGATGCGGTAGCCTGACTACTAGCAGCCGGATTAGAAAACACGGACCATCGTGCACCTTTTTCAGACTGTGCAGCACCAATTGAGTTAATAGCCGTGCGTGCGGTGGACAGAAACGAATTTGCCAGTGAAGAATTTCTGTAACGGTCCCAAGTGGTGCCATTGTAACCACCCATGTTATTAACCATAAGTGGAACACCAGTTGCAGAATTTTTTGCGCTAGTACAACAAAGTGAGTTAGTAAGTGCATCAGCCGGTGTGCCACCTTGTAAAAAACTCACCACCATTGAACCGTTACCGGAACCCGCATTGAAATCATTTTGAAAACCTTGAATCGCACCGTTTGATGCACGTGGACCCGCAATAAAAAGCGGGTTCTTAGTTGGTGACACGCCTATGGCATCGGGTCCACTTGCAATCACATTTGATGGAACAGTACTCGCACCAGAAGTAATTGACGAGGCATCACCTACATAGGCATTTCCAATCAAGGAAACATTCACCGCGCCGGACCCGGTTGCAGTTGTAAGGTTTGCACGCATCCACGGAAAATAAGCATTTACCGAAAGTGTGCCGGAAACCGTTGATGTAAGTGGATTCGTACCGTTAGTAACCGTAGTTGGAATAATCGCCCATGCTCCGGGTGCACCATTGCCATTATCCGGTGCACCTTCAAGTTGAATCGAAATGACCGTAAATCCAGTACTGAAGTAATTCAGTTTCCAAACGGAACATTTGATTGTAGAATTGTTGTAACTCGCACCTACACCGGCAAGCGTAAGTATCTGACTGTTTTGGTTGCAATTCGGTGTAGCTTGTGCACGTGCAAGGTCATAAGTACCCATGAAAATCACCATGAGACAAAGTGCACGCCTAATCCGTTTTTCGTTTTTCATTTTCCTGTTCTCCTGATTTTTCGTTTTGTAAAACTGACTGACCCATCAAACTTGAATGATGGAACCGGGTTCGCACTTTCGATAATTTCGCCTTGAGCGATTCTAAGAATTTCATTACCTGAAAGACGTGCACCCTTATGTGCTTTTTTAATACACCAATATGCGGTGATTGGTTTTCCTTCGATGCTTGTTTGTTCACCATCAAAAATCGCATATAACTTTTTGCCACAGATAGCAGCCATTCTACCAACAGCCTCACACTTCCACGCACCAAGTCTATCAGTAGAAATCGGCAACCGTGCAAAATCGCGGCAAATAATGCTGTCAGTATCGCAGTAAATTGCACCTTTAACAGCACAAATCCCCCTTAGCAACAGTGCTCTAGCGGCACCTGTGATGCTAGCTCCAGTGGCTATATTGTAATACCATTGCAGTTTGAGTGGGCGTTTCCAGATAATATACTTTTGAGCCATAAATGCCGGTGTCCATTTCAACCGGCAAACGTCATCACATGACTTTGTGCACTCGTGCCAGTCACCCGGCAATGTACCTATTTCTGATACATGCCAGTCAGCATAATTTTCCGGGTTTTGTGCAAATTTTCCATAAGCTGAATTGAGCACGAATTTATAGAAGATAGTACGAATCTTGTCTTCATCTTTCATGGCCTTCATTCGCGCCATGTAAAAATGGTCAACAAATTCCGCGAAAGTATGCCGTTGCTCGAATCCATAACACTTATGAATTTTGTAAGTCTTGAAAGTGCCGGTGTCCATCGCAGCTTGATATTCATGAATGGTAGGGTAGAATGTTCCATACTCCACAGTGAAATCAAGTGAACCGTCTTTCATGCGTGTAGGAAAAGCGCCGTAATTTTTTCCCTCTACGACAATGAATGAAGTGTAACGCTCAATATCGCGGCTAAGTTTGATCCCTGTCCCAATGGGATGTAAACATGACTGCATAACATGAGGGTACATTGAATTGACATCGGCAACTTTGATAGGGCCGGTAAGTATACCAGATTGGAAAACTTGATTGCGTCCACCGAAATAAAACTTAGAACGAAATTTGGCATCATATTCTCCATTGCCACACGCAAATTTATGGTGCGTTTTTAATTGCTTCATTGATGCACTACCGATTGTAAGTGCACTTCCAAATTCATCTGAGAATGCAGTGCATAGAGTGTATAGCGCCGTGCAGTCATCTTTCAAGTACGATATGATTTCTTCTTTGTGTTTTTCCCTGACACCCGGTTTGAATGTGTCATAGTCGATTTCGGTTTTTTCGTACTTATCGAGTGGAAACGGCATAATTGCAAAACTGTCTCTAAATTCATGTCTATCAATGTTTGCTTGAATGATTCTGGAGTTGACAATTCTACAGTTACCCGTGAGGTAGTCAAGGAAATAGAAAAAGTCAAACCTGCCTCCGTTGTGTGCGTAAATGATGTACTCGTTTGTTTGCTCATGCAAAAATTTTACCATCCTTTCGACACAATCATTAGACCAAAAGCTAACGAATCGTTCACCATCATAGAACCCGGCCACGAATGGGTAAATCATTTGCCCATGCTCGAATGGGTCCGTTTCCAAATCGAGTACGGCGATTTTCTTAGGCACGTTGCATACCTCGATAGATTCTCCATCGTGTCATGCGTTGCACGGCAAAACGAAGGTGCCGGGTGCAAGAGTGTTTACCGGGTTCTGCCGGTTCGCAACAATCGCGACACAAACCACGTTCTATATGGTCCGCACGCATTATTGCTTTTGGAACCCATTCTCTATTTTCTCGTGGTGATGGTTTTTTCATTTGTTATTTTTTCTCCACTTTTTTGCGTAGATACGTTGTTTTTTCAACATAGATTTTTTCTCTGTAGCCGTCATACTTGCACGCCATTTTGCAACGCGTTCGCGTGTACCCTTCCGTGCTTTGTCTGGGTGTGCTTCTCTCCATCGTTTCGCTGATGCACGATTTTGCTTCTTTGTTTTTCCACGTGTCTTCATTGATGGAGTTTCCCAATTCCGCATAGCTTTTGAATTGAGACGAAGTATTTCAATGTTCCGATAAATCTCAGCACCCTTTCGGCGCGATTTCATACCTGCATTGACATCACGGTATGATTCAAGACGTTCAAGTAATAAGTCAATGTCAGAAAAAAATTCACTGGAATTATTGCCAAAGAAACGAAATCCAAAGTATTCATTCCGCGATTTCATTGCGTCGATAAGTTTGCGGTTTTTTCGGATGTCTCTGAAGTATTGTTCAAGATTGTGATACTCGATAGGAATTTGAACACGTTCAATGCCGGAAGGGTGTTTGATGGTAATTTGTCCACCAACATATTTTGCAGTTTCTAATTCGCCATGAGGAACAAGCACACGTCCATAGGCTGTTTCATAACCGGCCTTTCTAAATGCCCTTAGTTTTTCGTCAGGTACTTTGATTGCTGTTACTTTGTTAGTAGTAACGTCATCAAAGTGTTTTGTAAAAGATAGGAGGGATTTACCACCACGTTTCTGCTTTGGGTAAGCAGAACGGACATCAACATTTTTCCCTGGTAAAAGACCTTGCTTTTTTAATTTAGCAAGTTTTGAACGGAAGGTGCGTAGTTCGCCGCGTTTATAATCTTTCGCCATTTTCGCCGGTCACAAAATTTTGGCCGGGTGGTCAGCGTTTAAGAAGCACCGGCACCCGGCCTTACAGCACTTGTCAAAGAGAAGTTAGGTTGTTAGGTTGTGTTACGCATTGTGCATAGGATGATACTACGGTATACTGCTGCTGTCAATGCCTCTTACTTTCAACCAAACAACTGTGTCGGGTTCGCAAAGTCAAAATGCATGGCTTGCAGCGAACACCGGATTACTTCAAGTCGTGGCCGGAATCGCTTATTATGTTTGCGTCAACAATACCGGCAATGCTTCTAATGGACATGTAAATGTGCAGTGGAATGACATCAACGGTGTTTGGCAAGCACGATTAGATGTTGCTAAATTACCCACTAACATTTCAGTGTGCTCTGTTGGAACAATCATTTATATTTTGGCCGATGAGTTAACCGGTGTATTGGTGCTTTATCGTTTCGACACTGTTGCAAAAGCATTCATAGCAAATGGTGCAGCCGGACCCGCACACGATAACGGTAACAGTTTTTTCACCATCAAACCATTTACTGACGGAAAAATGTTGGTCACCTATGTTAGTGCTGGAAACATTCGTGCATCAGTTTATGACCCGGTTGGTAACTCTTGGGCAGCATCGGTGCTTGTTAATGCTGGTGGTTCTCCACTCGGTTCATGTATACAAGGTTCGGCTGCACTTGGATTTTGTGTATATATTTCTTCAATTGGTGGTTTCGATGTTCAAATTTCCTGCCGGTCAATTTCCGAAGCACTAGCAATTGGTGCACAACAAAATGTTGTTGATCTTTCTGCACCGAATGGTGGTAATGCGGCAATTGCAAACATGTCAGTAGGGAATCCGGCAATTGTGGCCGATGGAACAGCACAACCGTTTTTATTGATCCCATATTGTGACCCGGCCTTCGTGGGTCCACCTTCACCCGGCTACATTAACTTACGTGTTGCACGCGCAACACCGGCAGTCAATCCGGTTTTTGCAAATGAGTTAGTAACTACGTTAGCAGGGTCCAATCTTTTTCAATCGTGGGATTTGACAACTGCCGATGGTGTCTTTGATTCTGCAATCATAGATCAGGGTGGAACAGCGTACCTTTTTTATGTAACCGATAACGGCAACCTTAATAACGCTGCAAGTCAAGCGATACTGAGTTACAAGTCTTCATCGGCTGCCGGTGTCTGGAGTGCACCCACTGCACTTTACACCACACCACTAAGCAATGAATTAGCCAGTCCGTTTTTGACTCTCGATTCTAACGGAAACATAGCGGCACTTATCAATCAATTTGATCCTGTGATTTGGGGTGGTGGTGGAGATCAGATACTAGCACTTACTACATTATTTTTCAATCAGGGTTTAGCTGGTGCTGGAACAAAACTTAACATCATTGATCCCACAAAATTACCTGTACTTTCATTTCCACGCGCAATCAAATGTTGTCTTTTGTGTGAACAAAAAACCACACCACAAAGACCATATCCTATGATGAGAGGAAAACTTCTGTATGCCTACCCAAGTTGGAAACATTAACCCCAAGCAACTTTCAGTGCTTGGAATCGACAACCCATATTTACCGCCGGAAGGAAATAAGTCGATTCCATTGCTACTCGATTTTGTCAACTTCAATCAACAACAACTTGATTTGTTGTTGACTCAACAATTCGGCTTTATTTCCATGTTACAAACTATTTACATTGACGCGAAAGACACCGATGCGTCTATCACGGTCACTGTAAACAGTGGACAGACTATTAGGGTCAAAGGCCGGACACAAGGATTCTATCCGTTACTTTGCCAGAGTCAAGGTGCTAAAATGACTTTCCTTTTCGATGGTACTGGGGCGAATGCACTGGTGCCGGTGCAACTTCTTAACTCACCAGTGCCGGGTGTCCAGTGGGTGACCCAATGAAAAAAGGCATGCTGTTGTTGCTTCGAAGTATGGGTATCGAAATTGCTGATGAGCATGTGAACATGCTCACCGATTTGATACCCAAAATCCCACAGATAGTAAATGATTGCATTCATGTAATCAACGTTACTATCACGCGTGCTGACCAAAGAATTGCGGCACTTGAAAATGAAGTCAAAATGTTGAGAGAGGACATACAACACTATGGCATCAAATCAGCCCCTAGTAATTCCACTGGAATTTCAGACGTTACCGGAACCGGCACCGGAAAACCTAACGGAATCGGTGTGTGAACATATCGCAGAATTAGCGATTGAATCAGAAGAAAGACAGGACGAAATACTCACGGAGTTAGACACATGTCAGAACCAATTGGAAAGTTTATCGACGGAAACGAAGACAACACTAATCGAAGTGTTGGTGATAGCGAAACAACTTCTGACGGAAATACAGAATCAACGGTTAGAAATTCGGAACCTGAAACAATTAACGGTTTCCCCACCGTCAACCCCCTTGAATACACCGGTGCAACCTTTGGAGGAGAACCCGACACCGGAACCGGAACCGGAACCGTTACCAGCATCAGAACCGGCAGACGTGGAAGACCACCCGGCTCCAAAAACAAGCCGCGAGAGGAAAGGGATTCTAGTGTTATAAGCAGCATCGAAGACATGCTTTTAGGCTGTCATTCCATGCTGGCAATGTGGACTTCATCACCGGAAATGGAGTTAGATGAAAAAGAAGCAAAAGAATTATCTAACGCCATTCAACGTGTATCGAAGTTTTACACACAAACTGTTGACCCCAAAAAATTAGCTTGGGCAAATTTGATCTTTGTGGCCGGTGGGATTTACGGCACCCGCTATGCTGCCATATCGAATCGCAAGTCAAAAGAAAAACCGGCACGTGCACCGGCACCTATACCCTTGAAACATCCAACCGTCAAAGAAGTGAATGAAGAAAAAAATATGCCTATCACTAATCCGTCTCAATTGTGGCCGCAAAGTGGTGGTGTGGATGGTGAAATAACCGAGGGTTAAGCATGATTCGTTTTGCCGATGACACACAGCGCACGTCGATTGTAGGTGCCACTGGCAGTGGAAAAACCATTGCTGCACTTTGGCACTTGTCTATGAAAAACTACAATCAAAAACCGTGGGTAATTTATGACTTCAAAACGGATGAAGCTATAAACGAAATTGAAAACGCACATCATATTGATGTTTCAGAAGACCCACCGGAAACACCGGGCATTTACATTGTTCACCCGCATCCTTCACAGATACCAGAGGTAGAAGAACAAATGTGGAAAATTTGGGAACGCGGTGATACTGGTGTGTATATTGACGAGGGTTACATGGTAGGCAACAATAACAAAGCATTCCGAGCGTTGCTTACACAGGGCCGGTCAAGACACATACCAATGATTGTGCTTTCGCAACGTCCGGTGTGGATGGACAGATTTGTTTTTTCTGAATCAGAATTTTTTCAGATTTTCCGACTGCAACACAAAAAGGATTATGAAAACGTGCAGCAATTTGTTCCGATCAAGTTAAAAGAACGATTGCCAGAATTTCATTCGTATTACTACGATGTAGGAATGAATCGAGTAACAGTGTTAAAACCGGTGCCGGATAAAGATGCAACCGTGCACACCATCAACACTAGATTACAACGTCTTCAAAAAGTTGTATGATTTCACCTGTCAAAATCCTTCGTGAAAACTTTCACGATTTGGACCCTCCTAAAATTGTGCAGCCACCCGAAAAAGATTTACGCGTTTCTGTTGGTACAAAAACAAATCGCGCCAGAATGGTGTGGCGCAAACCCGAAAAATTCTCACCTAAGAGACTTGACAAAACCCGGTAGATTCATATACTGCGAGTCTGACGGGAGTTTACCCTATGGCTCAAGAGACTGTCATCAGTTGGACACCTGCAAACTGGATTACCGTTGTGCTCATGGTGGCACTAGGGTTTGCAATTCTAGGTGCAGTGGCACGCATTTACCAGCAGCGGAAAGGTCAGGCAGCGTAAATGGAAGTCATTAACGTTGATCTGATTAAGCAACCCATGAATTGGGTAACAGTTTTACTCATGGTTTTCATTGCTGGAATTGCTGTCCATCTTTTGATGCGATTTTGGCAGAACAGCTAAACCAACCGGTTAGATTATTACCAGAAAAGGAACCCTGACAATGGGAACATCAGCCGCAAACGCACAGGCACAAGCTGCTCAGTTAAACTCACTCGCACGTACTTTAATTAAGGCGCGTGCGGTGAAAATGACTCAGCAAATTTTCTCACAAACTTTCACACCAGCAGCCGGACAAAACATATCACAGTCGAATCCGGTTATTACGGTGAACCCGCGAAACGTAGGACTTATTAAAGGGTTCTGGGTTAAAATCGCGGCAACCCTTAACAACGGTTCGGCTGTTCAAATTAACTTGACTGATTTTGGTCCGGCTAATTTGTTGAGTCAAATTCAGTTCAATGATTTAAACAACAACACCAGAATACAAACAACTGGATGGCACGTTGCTTTTATCAATTCGATTAAGGCACGTCGGCCTTTCGGTATGGCGTTAGTTGCAGGCACCGGTATTGCATCGGGTGCAAATGCGAACGATGCGATTAACTACGGCAACAATTGGGTGCAACAGATTCAAGCACCGGCCACAATTGCGGCTGCTGGAAATGCACCTGTAATTATGTGGTATTGGGTGCCTCTCGCTTATTCGGAAGAGGACTTGCGCGGTGCTGTTTACGCAAACGTTGTAAATGCCACCATGCAATTGTTGCTAACTCCGAATCCAACACCCACCGTTGCAAATGCCACTGATGCAACATCGGCCATTTACGTTGGCAATATCGCCGGGTCCGTTGCGCTTGCTGTGATTTCATCCATGACTGTTACCGTGTATCAAGTTTACATGGATCAGTTGCCGATGGGTCAAAATGGTGTGCTTTTGCCGGTGTTGGATCTTTCCACCATCTACGAATTGAAGAACACCGTTAACACAGCAATTGTCGCTAATCAAGATTTTCCGATTCAGTATTCCAACTTCCGCGATTTTTTGAGCACGTTTGCAGTCTTCGTGCAGGCATCGGCAACCGGTGCACGTGGTGTTGGTGCTGACATAAACACATGGGCATTGCAGAGCGCCAATTTTACGAATATCTGGAAAAAGGCACCGGATTTGATTGCACTTGAAACACGCAATCATTTACAAACTGACTTACCACCCGGTGTCTATTATTTCGGTTCTCGTGAAAAACCCATCAGCACCACACAGTATGGAAACATGCAACTGGTGTTGAACGCGATTACAGCCGGTGCCGGTGCGTATTGCCTAACCGGTTATGAAGACTTTGCTTTTGTGCAAACTCTCAGCATGGCGGGTTCACTGGCAGCGTCCTAAACGATGCAGCCGGTCACCCGGCGATTTAAGCCAGTGGCCGGGTGGGTGTCTACCGTGAGGCACCCACCCGGCAAACATGAGGCACGGAAAGAGGGTTGCAAAAATGAATGAAAATTCAACCGGCCTAGTACCAAACGTATTAAATTGGTTCGCCCATCCATTTCGCACCGAGGGTAGCGCTTTAAATTGGATACTCTTTGTGGGGTTGTTAGTTGTGGCCGCGTGGTGGTGGACCCTTATTCTACGCAAGGTAACGGCCTAGGAGAAAAAACGTATGACAACACGATGGTGGCACATTGTAGGGTTACTTATTATCGGGTATGCAATCGGCTATTGGATGCCAAAACTCGGTGATATGTCACTCGGCAAAATCTACGCACGAAGATAGGTGACTCGTGGAAAACGAAAAACAAAATGAAGCATCTGAAACGGAACGGCATGAACGGGTCACCGTTTCTCTGGCAGATGATACAGCGTATGCCGAAGGTTACCGGCAGGGATTTATTGATATTCTGTTTATCCTGCTAACGGCTGCACTGGTGTCAATTTTCGCTTACCGATTGATTGTGAGAGAATGAAGCATGTCTCAAACTTCCATTATCTTTGGTGCGCTAGTTATTGGTTTCATCGTTTTTATCACCGTTCGCGGTGAATTGAAAACGTACCTGCAAGTTTTTGGGTTATCTCAAGGTGCCTAAATGCCATTCGCGCTACTTATAGTAGGTGCTGCTTTCCTCGTGGCCGGTGTTCGGAACACCCAAGCTGATTTGTTCAAACTTGTGAAGAATGATTTCACGGGTCCGAATAATTTCATTTTCTGGGTGATCTCAATTTTGGCCATTGGTGCAGTTGGCTACATTCCAAAGTTGAAACCTATCAGCGATGGATTTTTAGCGTTAGTGGTAATCGTGTTGATTCTGGCACGTGGTAATCCCAGTTCTGTTGGTGGTGGATTTTTCACACAGTTTTCAGCACAAACAAACACCACCACACAAACGAATCTTTCACCATACTTTGTGCAAATGCAAGGTGGTGGACCTACATCAATGCAGGCTAATAATACGCTTGCTAAAACTTCGTTGCAAGATTACTTCGGCAATTTTGGAAGTCTTCCAGCAACGCATTAGGAGAATTATGGGTGAGTCAATTGTAACATCGGTTGTAACCGTGCTGACTGCAATTATTGGTGTGGCAATCATCGCGGTTTTAGTATCCAAAAATGCAAACACTGCCGGTGTACTTTCCGCTGGTGGTGGTGCTTTTTCGGGTGCGCTTGGTACAGCGCTTTCACCGGTAACTGGGATGGGTGGATTTGGGTCATACACGGGTGGTGGTGCCGGTTATTCGCAGTACGGAACCTAGAGGCTAACAATGCGTACAAACCCGTTTCTACGGCCTAGAATGACTCAGCAGAGTATCGAGCAATCGTCCGGTACTCTGCCTATGGTGCCGGTGCCGATGGGCAACGTTCTGCCGGGTGAGGCACCCGGTGCCTTCGGTGAATATCCGGCAGGGTACCCAGAGCACGAAGTGGTAACCGGTCTAACTGCCGATGCCATTGCACGGTATCACGAAGGTGACGTGTTTTTTCCGGGTGCTCAAAATTACGTGTATGAACCTACATTAGAGAGAACAGCTATTCAAGGCATGTGGGGAAGAGCGTTTTTGAGAACACCAAACACTTTCAACCCATTTCAACATCCACAAGTTTACAGCCACCCGAATGTGAAGACAAACGGTATTGGTGGACTTGTAGCCGGTCAACTTGTAGGACAACCGTTATTGGATGGTATTGAAACGGGTGGTGGTTGAAAACTATTTCGATAACGGTTTTGCTTTGGTGGTATTTCACTTGTAGTTTTCACGGGTGGAGATATCTTCAACAAAATCATGCACTATACCCAAGGTGGTTTTGCGAAACAAACGCTGTTGATTGGAGAAACGCAAAATGATTGCATGGATCAAACAACATAAAATTCTAGCTGGTGTTTTGACACTCGGCCTTATCATCTTGTTTTTTGTGATTCGGCGTGCAGCCGGTGGAAATTCACAAGCACCAACTGTGCAATCGGGTCCATCCCAAGCATTGCAATCGCAACAATTAGCAGCGAGCACACAATTGCAGGAGCAACAAAATGCTTTGAATGCTGGTGTCTCACAAGCAAACGCAGCACTGGCAGCAAAACAAATTGACGCTCAAACAGCACTTGCAATTGCGCAATTGCAACGCGATACGAATTTACAGAACATCGTAACTTCCGGTCAAACAACTTTACACGGTCAAGATGTGCAGTTAGCTGCTGCACGTGCCGCAATTGGTGGGCAAATTGATATCGCAGCTTTAACCGGTCAAACACAAGAGGATTTAGCGCGTATCAGTACAGCCGGTCAAGTAGATATTGCCTCGCTTGCTTCACACGTTGCGGAAGTGCAATCGAATAATGCAGCCGTGGAACAAGCGGCAATTACGGCTGCAAACCGTGACATCGCACTTTCAACAGCACAAACACAACAGCTTGCAATTTCCAAATCAGCGGATATTCAATACACGGCATTATTACAGCAAGGACAAACGCAACGGACGGCTATCACCACAACCGGCACCACCCAACAGCTTGCAATCAAAACGGGTGGCACTGTTGATCTTGCAAGTATTAACGCGCAAAAAACACTTGACCTTTCTTTAATCAACGCGCAATCTACTTTGCAAGAGGGAGTATTGGCCGGATTAAATGCTGGTGAATTTGGTAACCCGAACCGTGCAGCTATTGCGTCGAATTTAATTGCACCCGGTAGTGGAACACCCATTGCAATTTCGGGTAATCAAGCCAGTGCGAGTATGTTTTCAAGTGCTCTGAATTTTGCAAGTAGTTTAGCCGGTCATCTTTTCGGATAGGTGAAACATGAAATTTAAAAACTTTTTGGCACCATTGGCGATTATCGGAACCGTGGTAGTAGTTTATTTTCTCACACGGAAACGCGCAATTCCCACCGAGCAAAACATACCGAATCCGTCTGGGTCCGGTGCCTATGCCGGTCAACCGTTGCAGACTACACCTGTGCAGGAGTACAGTGTTGCGCCGTTCCGGTTTGCGCCGGACCCGGCACTTTACACCTTGCCTCTTGGTGACCCTAACAGTTCACAGGCACCCGGCAGTGCTGTATCAAGTGATGTTCCTCCAAAATTACCGGCCTACTTAACATCGAATATTCCACCGGGTCAAGACACAACCAAAGTACCGGCCACCATCAAAACTGGTGGTGATTCATGCGGATGTAAATCTCCGTGTGATTCTGACTTTGGAAAACAGCTTGTTTCCACACGTACTAAGCAAGTGAAAGACCTTGCCAAAAATGAACCCGGCATTTTTGATGTACTATTCGCTAACCTAAAATCTGCTGGTGCTTTTGAAAACCCGGCATTCATGATGTACGGTATCATGGCATTTGACCAACAGCAAAATAATCCACAGGGATTTGATAACACTGTTCCGGCTGCTGTTGTAGTTACACGCGCAAATTAGGCTGTCATGAGTGCACTTGCATTTCCGAGCATTGACCAAGCAATTGCGAATTTTGAGAAATCGAATCCGGCATATAATAATCCGGGTTCGATTATGTACGGACCTTTTGCAACTGCACATGGTGCCGTTGATGCTGCACCAAACGGCCTAGCAATTTTCAATGACCCAAATCAGGGTATGGCCGCAACTGATGCACTTGTGCAACATTATGCCGGAATGGGGTTCGATATCAATGCACTCATAAATAAGTGGGCACCCGGCAGTGCACCGGGTAACACACCCGGCTCTACCAGCAATTATATTAACGCGGTAGCCGGTGCTGTGGGTGCCACACCGAGTACACCAGTTGCAGCTACGAAATCTTACCCTTTTTATAATCCCGGTGGAATTTTTACCAACTGTCACACGGACCCAAATGCAGCCGGTTGTTTTGGTGGTGCCACGAATGCTATCACAGATGCAATCACAGGAAATTCAAAATCTAATACTCCATCTGCATTTTCATTTGGCAGAATCGTTTCTGTTATCTTAGGACTTATTCTTATCGCCGGTGGAATTTTTCTGTTAAAACCATCGGTGCAAGTCGGAATCTAAAAAATAGGAGAAAACTACAATGTCCGTTCGCACGGTGAAACAATCGCAGATACTTCTGAAAATCCTTGATTATTTTGAAGTGGCTGCAAAAGTTGGTGAAGACGTTCCAGAGGCACACGTGCAAGAGATCTCAAGTTTAATTGACGTGTTGCTTTCGCGTTTGATAATTCCGGCAGTGGGCACCTTCACACAAGCACCGGCCACAATCGCACCACAACCGGCCACACTTACCCACTTCACCAGTGTTTTCAAATGAAACGAAAACACCGTCAATCAATTATCGCTTTGTTGAAAGAGATACGCGATTGCGTATGCTCTAACCATAGGCCGATGCCTACCGGTTCAACTTTTACGTTTGGTAAACCAATTTTTCAAGAGGGAAACATGCCTAACACTTTATTGAACGCGAATCAGAAAATGCCGTATTTTGTCACGGAAACCTTGAAAGGTAACCCGGTGCCACCATCACCCGGTGATTCAGTTTCCTTCAGTGTTTCGACTGCCGATGTATCCTTAGTGCCTGATGCTGTGCCCGTGCCCGGTGCTGTAGCTTCCGGTTTCGTGGTAGGCAATCCGGCATCACCGGGTGCCTTCGGTGTGGCCATCACGGAAACTATCACACTGGCCGGTGGAACTGTTTTACCATCGGTGACCAACTTGGTTGATGTAATGGCCGTTGTGCAACCCACTGCCGATGGTAGCGTATTTGCTTTTGGCGCACCCGTAGCGCAGTAATTCCCGCACGCATGAAAAAACCCTGCCGGGTTCTCTAAAAGAACTTCGGCAGGGTCCAAAACCGGCGAGAGCACCGGAAAATAAAAATTAGTTTATCCTCTCACTTTTTACCGCGTAGTTTGGCTAATTCGGCTTTTAGTTCTGCCTCACGTTTTTTCTTGGTTGCTTTCGCTTCCATTTCCGTAAGCCTATCTTTTAGCCGTTTCAGCCGGTCATCAAACGATGAAGTTTTCCGTGCCATGTTTCACCTACTTTTTGTTGCCGGTTTTTGCTTTCGGCATTTCGGTGACCGGTTCTGTTTTCTTTTCCGGTTCTGCTGCTTTCTTTTCCGGCACAGGTTCGCCGGATTCGATTGCACGCCGAAGGTCTGACAATTCATCGCCGGTTGCCATTGGCATCAAATTCCGTGCCTGATAGCTGTAGCCGATTGGGTTGCTGGCCACCACTGCCGAAATTTGAAGGCCGAATCGAACAGTAACATCCGAACCTTCACCAAGAGACTTCACCGCGTTTTCAACTACCTCCTGAATTCCAGCCGGTAGAAAAAGTTTTCCACTTCTGTACTCTTCACCGTTCACTAAATTGATACCGGCGAAATTACCCGTGAGACATTGCCACACCCTACCGTCACGGCCTTCACCAACTTTGATCCCGTCAGCTTTTCCGAAAATCTGACATAGCGCCAGTGGTGTGTTTGTGTCATCCACTTTTTTCGGATTGCAGCCTAAACCCTTAACGGACATTTTGCTGATAATGCTT